GTTATAATAAATCAAGTTAAATTGCTACTTACATCTAAAGGACTTGTTAAACCACAAGATCAAGTTTTTACTAACGAACAATTGGATGTACTAAACGAAGCTATGGCGGCAGTAGAAGATAATGAAATTTCTATGGAAGATATCCCAGTAACTCCTGTAGGTTTAGGATCTTTGGCTACTGAAACTAGAGAAGAATCTATGGATGCTCCAGATAACGAAGATGAAAATGATGGACTTGGTCTTAACGCATTTGTTAATAAACTTAGCGGTGGAAAGAGACTAAGAAAAAGAATTAAAGAATCCATGGCAAAAAGTAAAGAAAAACTGAACTCAGATATAAGTTCGGTAAAAAAATAACCACAAAAAGATATTTATAGAATATGACAAAGTCAGAATTATTTAGGAAAATGATCAGAGAGGAGGTTCAAAAAGCTATTAGAGCTGAAATGCCTAAGATACTCAATGAACTTAAGACTCCAACAGTAACAAAAGCTATCATAAAAGAGAGTATTAATGATGCATATGGAGTTCCTTTGACTCTAAATGAACCTAGAAAACAGACTCCAATAAAGAAAAACGTACCAACCTTTGCAAATAACTCTACCATAAACAGCATGCTTCAAGAAACAATGTTAAGCATGACTAGCGATGATGCTGCTGGATTTGGAATGAATGCTCCAGATATGCACCCTATGGAAGTATTTCAGCCAGCAGTAGACCAAGTTGGAGGAGTACAAGATATGTTAGCTTCTGCTAGAGGTGCTGGAAATATTGAGGCAGTACAAGTTAATGTAGTTCCGGATTTCAGCGCATTAATGGATAAACTCATTCAGTCAGGAGATATGAAGTAATATGGCATACGGAATAAGACAAATACCTATCGCAGATTTAAAACCATCTATGGCTCTTGGAGTAGCAATACCATTCCAAGCTAACAACGTTTTTACTTCAGAATATTCTACAATAGGACAAACAAAGTATAATATCATAAACTTTATGTTAACGGATCGCAGGGAAAGACCCTTCAATCCAAACTTTGGTGCAGGACTTAGATCTAGATTATTTGAACAGATAACAGATGATTATCTAGAAGACTTGAAAAAATCTGTTTCCGCTGAAGTAGAGTCTTATTTTCCAAACATAATAGTAGATTCTATGAGCATCACAGCAAATCCAGATGAAAACACAGTTACAGTAACAATGGCATACTCTTTAAAAAACCTAAGAACTTCTGATAGTTTAGTTTTAGTTCTACAAAACGGATAACATGGCAAACCAGACTAAAGACATTAAATACATAAATAAAAATTTCGACTCGTTTAAGGGAGACCTAATTGAGTATGCAAAAGCCTATTTCCCTCAGAATTACACAGACTTCAGTCAACCAAGTCCTGGTAGCATGTTTATTGAGATGGCTTCTTATATCGGAGATGTCTTATCATTTTATTTAGATAATCAACTCCAAGAGACTTTTATCCAGTATGCCAAGCAGGCAAATAACTTGTATACTTTAGCTTATATGTTAGGATATAGACCAAAAGTTGTGTCTGCTGCAGTAGTTAATCTAGATGTGTATCAACAAGTGCCTAAAATAACTTCTGGAGGAAATTACTTTCCTGACTTTAATTATGCACTAAATATACAACCAGGAATGCAAGTAAAGTCTAATGTAAACTCAAATGTATATTTCTATGTGCCTGAGAGAGTTGATTTTACTACATCATCTTCACTTAGTCCTACAGAAGTTTCAGTTTATACTATAGACGTTTCAAACAATCCTGACACATACTTACTTAAAAAGACAGTACAGGCTATATCAGGTCAATTAAAAACTGCAACATTTACTTTTGGCGCAGCAGAAAGATTTAGTACAGTCACTATCAATGATTCAAATATCGTATCTATTGTATCAGCTGTAGATAATAATGGCAACAACTGGTATGAAGTGCCTTATTTGGCTCAAGATTTCATTCTAAGTGGATCTGTAAACACAAGTTCTGATAAGAACACTGTGCCATATATTATGCAGAAGGTATCAACCCAAAGACGATTTACTTCAAGGTTTCAATCTAATGAGAGTTTGATGATAGAATTTGGCTCTGGTATCAATTCTAATACTAACGATAATGCTTACATACCTAATCCAAACTCAGTTAGTGTAGGTCTTACAGGTGGAGGTCTTAGCCAGATAGGTACAGCATATGATCCTACTAACTTTGTGACTACTCGTACATATGGTATAGCTCCAGCTGGTATAACTATAACTTTTAAATATCTTGTTGCTGGAGGCGCACAGGATAACGTTCTTGCTAACCAATTAACAGTACCAGTGTCTTTTATAGCTGACGGAGTAGATACATCATATGAAAACACTGTAGTAACAAATAACCCTGATGCTGCTGCTGGAGGAGGTGATGGTGACACTACTGAAGATTTGAGAATGAACTCAATGGCAGAATTCCCAACTCAGTACAGGGCAGTTACTCAACAGGATTATTTAGCTAGAACACTTAGTATGCCAGGAGAATATGGTAAGGTTTCTAAGGCATATGTGACTAAAGATGAGGTTACTTTTGCAAATTACAACGCAAGTGATCCAGCAGAAAGAGATCCTATCTTAATGAGCCTTTATGTTCTTGGATTAAATTTCAATGGTAACTTAGCGGCTCCTTCTACAAATCTGATCGCAAATATAAATACATACCTTCAGAACTATAGGATGCTTACAGATGCGATCAACATCAAACCCGCATATATCATCAATATCGGAGTAAACTATGACATTGTACTAACTCCAAACTATAATAGTCAAGACGTATTGGCAAGAACTCTAACCGCTGTTCAAGGCTTCTTTGATATAGATAACTGGCAAATAAATCAGCCTATAATTCTTTCAAGTTTATATACGATTATAAATTCTGTAGATGGAGTTCAGACGGTGAAAAATATAGAAGTAGTGAATCTTTCAGGAGAAGCTAGTGGTTATTCAAAGTATAGCTATGATATCAAAGGAGCAACAAACAACAACGTGATCTACCCTTCACTGGATCCGTCAATATTCGAAGTTAAATATCCAAACGTAGACATCAAAGGCAGAGTAGTACCTCTATAAAATAACGACAATGGCAATATATAAAATATTCGCAGCGGCTGATGCTACGCTATATTCAGCATATCCTGAGCAAAATACAGGACTTGATGAGATTCTAGAGGTTGGATGTAAAAATGCTCAAATACCAACAGCGGTATTACAATCTAATTCAGCTGATGACATAAGAAGATCTGTAGTTTTATTTTCTAATTTGAGATTATATTTTGCTGATGCAGAGAACCTTACTACTACTTATAATTTAGAAGTAAGACAAGTTTCTCAGTCTTGGACAATGGGTACAGGTAAGTTCTTAGATAGTCCAGAAATAAAAAATGGAGTGTCTTGGAAGAATAATACACAAACTACTGCTTGGACAAGTCCTACAGATTATTTTAATACTATAGGCGGTGGTAATTGGATAGGTAATATAAATATAACACAGTCTTTCGATTATAAATCAAATAAAGATCTTAATGTTGATGTAACCCAAATATCTCAAAATTGGTTAATAAGTGGAAGTCAGAATAATGGTTTCATGATTAAACTATTTGCTTCAATAGAAGAAAACACAGGTAGCTATATTGATTTAAGTTTCTTTAGTGTTGATACTCATACAATTTATCCTCCTACATTAGAATTCAAATGGGACGATAGCTTATATAATACTGGAAGTCTTTCTGTGGTATCAAATAATAATACAATTGTGACTCTTGGAAATAATCCTAATGTATTCAAAAACGATACAGCTAAATACATCTTCACTGTAAATGCAAGAGATAAATACCCAGCAAGAGCATTTACTACGTCTTCGATATACACAGTAAATAAAGCTCTACCAAGTTCATCATACTGGGCACTTCAAGACGTAAAAACTGAAGAAATGGTTGTAGATTTTGATAGTACATATACAAAGATAAGCTGCGACTCAAATGGGTCCTACTTTCCGATCTATATGAATGGATTAGAGCCTGAAAGATATTATAAAGTACTTGTAAAAGTGAATTTACCTACTGGAGAAAGTATAGATATCGATGGAAACAATATCTTTAAAATAACAAGATAACATGTCAGAGAACGTAACATTTATAAAGGAAGTTCGAGGTCTCAATACTTATAAAAAGGTGGTGGACACAGAATTCACAGAGTTGGTGACTCCAGTTCCAACTATAGCTGAACCTGTGGTTACTGTGGCAGACTTTTTTAACTACTACGATCAGCTTTTCTTTGATATCCCAGTAACAGGAGTGACAAACTCTCACACTTATCTCGTGGAAAAGAGTCAACAATATATTGGAGCTGGAGTTATAGACCAAGAGAAGCAGGCACTGATAGAAGAGATCAATTCACTTAGAGACCAATTAAACGATTTAAGCGCAACATACCTTAACATCTCACAATTAACGTAATGGCAGAGATAGTAAACATATCATACATAGGTTCCGGGACGGAGACTCAGGTTTATACACCTAAAGATAACTCCCTAATCACAAACAGTTTTATTTACACTCAATTTGGGGATCCGAACGATAGCGTAGAGTACTTTATCTACGATGGAAACGGAACCCTATTAGATCAAGTA